CGGAATTAATAAAACTACAAATATTATTAAACCTATAACTAGAACAGCTGCAGGAGATTACCCGCTCCTTGGTTCACGGATCACGGACCCTACAGGAACAAAAAATTTTAATTTAGGATCAGTTACAGAGTCTGTTGCAGACCAAGAAAAAGCTTGGAAAAAAACTTTTAAATTTTTAAGAGAAGGTAATTACACTTTAAGTGATTTACAGAAGCAAAATTTAACTTACAATTTAGGAGTTCTTAAACGATCAAAAGATAAAATTAAAAACACACCAGAAGTTGAAATTACCAATAAATCTAATGTCTATGATCTACAAAAAAATTTACTAGACCCTAATGAACCTATTATGGGGGGAACACAGAGTCAAAAACCAATAGATAAACTTAAAGAATATAATGTAGATGTAAAAGAATTAGATAGTTTTTTTAAAGACGGTGTACTTGATAAATCTGAAGTCCTACGTTCGGTAACTAAATCATTACAAAAAAATCTAGATAAAAAAATACCTCCAAAAAAAGGACAAGGTAAATTTACTAAAGCAGAATATTTAATTCAAAGATTAGAAAACACGCTTAAAGATCCTAATGCAGACCCTTATGTTAGAAAAACTTTTCCTGGTTTTATAAAAGAATTAAAAGCTAATCCAGATCTTGCTAAGAATGAAAATGTATTTAAAGAATTAGGCGGTGATCTACCTAAAGACCAACAAATCGTTGTCTACGATGATGACACACTAGATTTCTTCAGACAGACAGAAGGTCCAGGAAATATAGACATACTTGCCGGATTTATGAAAGACAATCCTTTTCTATCAAGAGAAGAAGGAATTAATCTTTTACAAATGGAACCAACAGATAGAGTTCTGGAATTAACAAAACTACGGCATCTTAGTAAAAAGAAAACTGATAATGCTGAAGGTGGTATAATCAATTTAGCACAAGGTGGAAGAATTAATTTCAATGTTGGTGGTGGCGCAGATGTTTCACCACTAAGAATTGATGATAATTTTTGGATTGATCATTACCGAAAAGTCATTGACGCTCGTTTAGGTGCTATGGAAGCAGTAAGAAAAAGAGGAGAGCCAACTAATCCGGTGGATGCAGAATATTTATTTGATTCATACAATGAATTAAAAAAGTATGGTGGCGACGCTCTTGAATTTGATCAAAGAATAAGAAACCTTTCTCCATCTGCTAAAGAACCAGAATTCGCGGCTCACGGTGGACGAATTGGTCAGTTAGTACGAAACACGGTTGACGGATCACGGCCCGGGTATAAAGGGCAAGATGAAATTAAAAAAATAACTGCAAAAAAATATAAAGATTTTGTTAAAGACTTTAAAAAGAATAATAACAGAGTTCCCTCTCAATTTGAAATTAGAACCTTGATTAAAGGAGGAGGGGATTGGGAAAGTATTCATAAATATTTAGAAGAAGGAAAAGATTTTCTTACTAAATCTGAATCAATGAAAATAGCACAACCTGCAAAACAACTTATTTCAGTTATGCCCAAAGGAATGGATCAATGGTTAAAAAATAACGAGATAAATGTAGATTGGGAAGGCGCGAATAACCAAGAAAGAGCTAGTCTTAAAAAAAGATTTACAAATCGTAATAATCCCCTTGTTAAATCTACAGGGTACGTAAAAAAATTTGAATCTTATATAGAAGATTTAATAAAAAAAGGAAATACAGGAGATAGAGAAAGAAGTCTTCCTAAACTTATAAAGGACTCCAAATCCAATATATCATTGGGGGCAGCTCAAAAAATTATTACCGATAAGAACTTTTTTGTTAATAAAAGTTCAGTTGACAGAGTTTTTCCAGCTATGGAAAAAAGAGCTATCGAACTTCTTAACCAAGGACTTCCTTCATCTGAAGTAACAAAAATTTTAGCCGATGAGCAAATTATTAAGCCCAGATTAGGAGAAAAAATAGGAATTAGACCTTTTAAAAATTTTTATAATAAATTATTAGAGGGAGGAAAATTAAAGGTCGATAAAATAGCTGAGACTATTTCAGGAGTTCAAATACCTACTGTGGAAAGAAACGCAATCAAAGAGACAATTTTTGATTATATGAAAAAAAATCCTGATATAGATTCCTCTTTTGATATAGCTAAGGCTGTTAGTGTGGATATGGATAGAAAAATTAGCAGTGCATTTGTTAGAAATGTAATCGAAAGAACAGGACAGGATCCTGATGAACTATTTAAAACTAAATCTCAAAAAATATTTAAAGATATTAAGTCCTTGGATAAAGTTATAAAAAAAAATAAAAAATTATTAAATAATTCCTCAATTTCTTTTGCAGAAAAAAATCGTATGTTTACTAAACTATATGCCGATGCAACGGGTAAACCTTTAGAAATAGCAACAGGTGAATTTGTTACGAGGTTAAGAAATCTAGGAAAATTGTATACTAATCAACCTAAAAGATTTGCCACAGAGTTATATAATAAAATTGCACCTCCTTTAGAGTATATTGATTCTAATCTTCATAAAAATTTTGTTGGACTGGCTGATGCAGCAGGTAATCTTTCTGTAGTGGATAAAGCTAAATTATTAGGGCTTCCTCAGAAAGAAATTAAAATTCTTTCAGAGTTAAGTGGAGCAGTTTCAAAGTTAGGAAATTTTAAAATGGCTGGAGATCATACAGATATAGATGCTCTAATGAAAAATTTCTCAAAATATAAGAAAAATTATACAAGAATAGAATATATAAAAGATGAAATTAATGATTTTAAAGGAAAGAAATTTGATAGTAAAGTTATGACTCTTTATAAACAAGCAAAAAAAGGACAAACACATACTTTACTTGACGGGAAAAAAGTTCCTATTAAGGAAGCTTTAAAAAATTTACAAACTGATTTTATGGATAAAACAGGTCATCGTTTAGGGGGTTTTGAAATAAGTGAAACTGGAACAATTAGTATAGATCCTCAAACAAAAAGAATACCGGATCTTGCACACCCTATTAATACTAAATTAACAGAAACATTAAAAGGACTAGAAAAGTATAAACTTCCCGGTAAAAAAAACATACAAATCACAAATGTTTTTGATCAAGAAATGATGAAGGTTTCCACTGTTAAGGATAGGATAAATATTTTTAAAAAATACAAAGGCACCCCTGAACTTGCTAGTAGTAGATTTATAAAAGCAATGGGTTCTATTCCTAGATTAAAAAAATTAATTAAACCTCTTATAGCTGGAACGATTGGTGCAGCAGGAGTTACTACTTTATCTCAAGCAGGAGAAACAGGCGTAATAGACAAAGCTAAAAATTGGCCGATTGAACATCCATGGTTAACAGGAGGAGTGGCAACAGGAGCGACTGCTGCAACTAAAAAAGGAAGGAAGCTTTTAGGTAAAATAGCGGGTGTTGGATTTGGCCCAACAGGAATAGTAGGTTTAAATGCAGCGCTAGGTGTTGATCCAAAAAATACAGCAGATAGAATAGGTCTAGAAGCAGAAGCAATATTAGCTCCTTCGATTGTTAAAGGTGCGACTGATGTAACAAGTAAAATAAAAAACCCAATGTTTAGAAAAATAGCTGAAAGAGCTAGTCTAGGGTTAATGTCACCAGCAATGGCAATGCGTGCAGCAAGAATTGCAAGTCCAATTGGTATTGCATCTTTAGGATTAGAAGGTTTATATCACTTAGGAAAAAAAGGTGTAGCAGAGAAAAGAAAATTAAATGCAATGACTCAACAAGAACGAGATGATTATATGAGATCAGAAATAGATCCTTTAATGGATGAAGGAGGCATGTTATTTAATGACTAAAGATAATTCAACACTTGTAAAAAACATGAAACATGTTAAATGGAAAGAGATTCCTCCTTTGAAAGGACCAAATTCTCAGGGGTTGATTAAAGATAAAAAACAAGATAAACAAATACAGGAGAATAAATATGGCAGATATAGATAAAGGTCTCCCGAATACTCGTACTCAATTAAACGTTCCTGGGCCGGAACAAGAAGTCGATATTACGGAGCAACAACAACCAGCAGGAATAACACCAGAAGAAGATGGTGGTGCAACAATTGATTTTGATCCAAGTGCCGTGAACCAAGCAGGTCCAGCCTCGCACTTTGATAACCTAGCCGATATTTTACCAGAAGATGTTTTAGATCCCATTGGATCAAAACTTAGAAATGATTACCAAGATTATAAATCATCAAGAAAAGATTGGGAAAGTTCATATACCAATGGCCTAGATCTTTTAGGATTTAAATACGATAATAGAAATGAACCTTTTCAAGGAGCATCAGGTGCAACGCATCCAGTTTTAGCTGAAGCGGTAACTCAGTTTCAAGCATTAGCTTATAAAGAATTATTACCAGCAGATGGTCCGGTTAGAACACAAATGTTAGGTGTATCGAGTCCATTAAAAGAACAACAATCTCAAAGAGTAAAAGATTTCATGAATTATCAATTGATGGATCAAATGAAAGAATACGAACCAGAATTTGATCAAATGTTATTTCATTTACCTCTTGCAGGTTCAACATTTAAAAAAGTTTATTATGACGATTTATTAGGAAGAGCCGTATCAAAATTCGTACCCGCAGATGATCTTGTTGTACCTTACACAGCAACTTCATTAGACGATGCGGAAGCAGTCATTCATATTATTAAACTTTCTGAAAACGATTTACGTAAACAACAAGTAAATGGTTTTTACACAGACATAGAATTAGCAAAACCTTCTGACGTAGCTGATGCAGATAAAGTAAAACAAAAAGAACGTGAATTAGAAGGTATTACTAAAACAGCACGAGTAGAAAACTTATACACGTTGTTAGAGTGTCATGTTAATTTAGATTTAGAAGGTTTTGAAGATGTTGGTCAAGACGGTGAACCAACAGAAATAAAATTACCTTACGTCGTTACAATCGAAGAAGGTAGTCAAAAAGTTTTGTCCGTAAGACGAAACTTTGCGCCCAATGATCCACTTAAAAATAAAATCCAATATTTTGTCCATTTCAAATTTCTGCCCGGACTAGGATTTTATGGTTTTGGATTAATACATATGATTGGCGGATTGAGCCGTACAGCAACTTCGGCTCTCCGTCAGTTATTAGACGCAGGCACATTATCAAATTTACCAGCCGGATTTAAACAAAGAGGTGTCAGAGTAAAAGATGACGCTAAACCAATACAACCAGGAGAATTCAAAGATGTGGATACACCTGGTGGTAATTTAAAAGATGCATTTGTATTTTTACCTTACAAGGAACCATCACAAACTTTATTAGCTTTGATGGGAACTGTGGTAGCAGCAGGACAGAGATTCGCGTCCATTGCTGACATGCAGGTCGGTGACGGGAATCAACAAGCAGCTGTTGGTACGACTGTAGCTCTTTTAGAACGTGGTTCAAGAGTAATGTCAGCAATCCATAAACGATTATACTCGGCATTAAAAAATGAATTTAAATTATTAGCAAAAGTATTTGCTACTTACTTACCACCAGAATATCCTTACGATGTTGTTGGTGGACAAAAGAACGTTAAGGTTACCGACTTTGATGACAAAGTAGATGTACTACCGGTTGCAGATCCAAACATATTTTCTCAAACACAAAGAATATCTTTAGCTCAAACTGGATTACAACTTGCAATGTCAAATCCACAAATACATAATTCATACATGGCATTTAGAAAAATGTACGAGGCGTTAGGTATAAAAGACATAGATAGAATTTTACCGCCACCACCACCAAAAGCACCTAAAGATCCATCATTAGAACACATTGATGCATTAGGTGGAAAACCTTTTCAAGCGTTTCCAAACCAAGATCACAGAGCACATGTTACCGCTCACTTAAATTTTATGTCACTTAATTTGGTTAGAAACAATCCACCGGTTATGGCTGCGATACAAAAAAATATATTAGAACATATTAGTCTGATGGCAACTGAACAGGTGCAATTAGAATACAGAGAACAAATGATGCAGCTACAACAACTGGCACAACAAGCAGCAGTCAACCCACAAGCAAAACAACAAGTGGATGAGATGACGCAAAATATTGAAGCAAGAAAAGCAGTATTGATTGCAGAAATGACAGGTGATTTTATGAAGGAAGAAAAAGAAATTACATCACAATTTGATTCTGATCCTTTATTAAAACTAAAATCAAGAGAAGTTGATTTAAAAGCAATGGAGAATCAACGTAAACAGGAAGAAACAACTGCTAAACAAGAACTTGAAAGAGCAAAACTACTTCAAGCTAAGAATTTAAATGAAGAAAAGCTTGAACAGAACGAAGAATTAGCAGAATTACGTGCTGATACTTCTATTGAAAAACAAGAAATAGCAAATGATAATAGATTAACACTTGCTAACATGAAACCAAAAGGGTAAAAGGAGATACTATGCAAAACTATAAAAAGCCTACAATAATTAAAATGGAAGATTCTAAAAAAATTGTTGATCCAAGATCAGCAACAAGTTTTAGAGGGAAATCTTATTTAGCTGTTGGCAATAAACAAGAAGTTAAAGGTTCTGGCGCAGCTAGAAAACAAAAACCAGTAACTTGGGTTTAATATGTGGTTAGGTGCTATTAAATTAGCTTTAAACGCCGGCACACACATTTATAAAAAGAAAAAAGAAACTCAAATGTTAATGGCCGATGCGCAAGCTCAACACGCCTCTAAAATGGCGCGTGGAGAATTGGAATTTAGTGGAAAATTATTAGAAGCTCGTCAAAACGATTATAAGGACGAGGTAGTTTTAGCGATTCTCACACTGCCCATAATTGTGCTCGCTTGGGGAGTTTGGTCAGACGATCCGGAAGCCATGGAAAAGATAAAAATGTTCTTTGAACATTTTTCAGCACTACCAAGTTGGTTTACAAATTTATGGATACTTGTATGTGCAAGTATTTTTGGTATAAAAGGCACACAAATATTTAGAAATAATAAGGAGAAAAAATAATGTCTTGGAAAAAACACGCTGGAAAATATATATTTAATATTTTAAAACCTAAACCAAAACCTACTAAAGGTGAATCTACAAAAGTTTGGGGTCAAAAGCTTAGAGGAAAATTTAAAAAAGCTTCAACATATGAAGGTGTAGAGAAAGTTTTAACAAGCACCAACAGACTTCTTCAAAAAGTTAAAGGTGAAAAAGTTACTCAATCAGGGTTTTCAAAAGGAAAAGATTTAAAAAAACAATGAGTCCCGAAACAGTAATTTATAAATTACAAAGAGCGATCGAATCACAATTAAATAGTTTAACTATTGTCATCACTACTGGTGTTGACAGTATGGAAAAATATAGATATATATTAGGACAAATCAATGCATTGGAATCAGTGCGTCAGGAACTTTCAGGCCTGCTTAACTCAGAGGAGAAAAATGAAGGAACAGTCATCGATATTGGAGACCACAAACTCAAAGATAGCACTACCAAATAAAGATTTAGTTGGTGTAAAAAAATCAGAACCAAAAAAAGAAATTACCAAAGAAACAACAAAATTACCTAAACCTACTGGTTGGAGAATGCTAGTTTTACCATTTAGAATAGATGAAAAAACTAAAGGCGGAATCTTACTAGGCAATGAAAC